AGGAGGATAATCAGGAACATTATTAGGTACACAAGGTGTAAGATCATCATCACTACAATCTTGACTAGCATCTACTGTAGTACAAGTGGCAGTAATACCTCCCGCTACACAACCTGAAACAATCCAATCACGATTAAAACCACTGTGTACGCATCTTATGGAAGTAGGTGCTGGGTCAGACCATATTCTACTATTACAATTCCATGTAGATATCCAAGTATAAAGACACTTCTGATTGATACCTTGATTATTAAAACACTGTGAACAACTTTCAAAAGATGATAATTCTGGTACTCTACCTAAAACAATCTGAATCTGACCATTAGGTTTAAAACATCCACCGTCAATACTATACCAAAATTCTGTCGCGTTTTGTCTTAAAGGTACATTTATCCAAATTAAATCTGGCTCAGGTGAATTACAATCATCTAGATATAGTTGACCTTGTATCAAGAATGATTGACAACAGTCCTGACAGGTTTGTTCTTCTTGTTTACCTTCAGAGTCTATGGATAAACCAGTCTCAGTACCATAAACACCAACAACAGCAGGAGCTTCAAAGATTCCTCCTCCATTAAATAGCAGACCACCAGCACCAATGTTTTCACCAGTAGTAATTCGTTTAGATATAAGCTGCCTAAATTCACTCATGCTATTACACTTTCACAGATGCCAATAATAACAAATTCATTACAACTAAGAAGATTAAACCTTGGTAAATCGGGTTGTTTTTTTCCCTTTAGTACAGGGTCGTATTGATAACAACCTACACCTGCTGTAGCTACAGTATAACCTATTCGAGTTACCCGAAGGTAATCATGTAAAGTGTCACCTGCATCATCAACGTCTGTTGTAGGGTCAAAATTCTCAACAATATTAGTTTCATCTAACTTGACAGTATACTGCCAAGATGCGTCTGATGTTAATCCTGCCTGTTCACCACCTGTTTGAGTCATATTTACTCGGAAAGGCTCATTAAGTTTTATACCTTTAAAAAGCCAAACAGGTACAGCGGGTTCAACAGTATTGTCTGAGGATGAAGATACTTCTACAATCTGACCAATTGTTCCAACAGGTACGCGATACCAGTTTTTAGCTTTAGGTAGATTATCCTTTGTACCATCCCAAATGGTTCCATCAGGTTTAAGTGTACCATCAAGGAGACATTCCTCTAATGTGAACTCACCTGTAGTAATGTCTATCTCTTTAATCCTTGCTCTCTTAGGAGTGTTACCACCAGAGTAATAAAAGTTTTCAAACTCATCTCCTTCGATGAGAATTTCTTCTCCAATAGAAGGGACAGAAAGGGGATTAGTAACAGTGACAGGAATATTGGTTCTTGTTGGGTCTTTATCATACCCAAGAGGATGAGTGTCAACAGTAATCTGGTCGCTGTTTCCTTCAAAATTAATCTGATTAATCTTTGCAGGAACCTTGATTCGTTTGTAATACTCTTTTAACTCATCTAATGTTACAGGGATAATTGGGTACTGAACATCATATTCACTCTCACTAAAATTATCAGCAGGGTTGTTTGGTGGAGATACTTCAACGTCATTTATCCAAAATACTGCATCCTCTGTTACTTCACTATCTTTGATAGGTAACATAACTCTAAGGTCAACCTCTCGACCTTTATTATTAATACCAATGATGACACCTTTTTGTGTACCATAACCAAGATCAGTGTCTAGGCTGATGGTATCAAAAATATCTAAGTTACATACTTCATGGTATGTTGTAAAATTAATTACTCTCCAAACATTAGATAGTCTATTACCCCAAAAAGATGCAGTTTTCTCAACAAGGTATTCCATATTATAATAAGAAAGATTTAAGTCTCTCTTTTTAAAACCATAAGAAGGAATATTATTTTGGTACAAGTATATACGTTCAAGGAGTTTGTCTTCTGTCGTCTCTAGCTGTGGCTCGTGAGTTTCACGCCAGATAGCTCTAATTGATGTTAAGATATTGTCATTATTTATTGTTGACAATTGCATACTCTTGAGTTGAATATTACTTAAGGTAAGATTAACATCTTGAGTAGGTTCTTTACTTAAGTATTTTAGTCTTACTTGGTTAGAGTATACCACACCGACACGACTAGCATACGCTACTTCCTCAATAAGCTGTAAGCTATTGATCTGTTCGCTTACAGCAAAGTTACACGGAAAGTTACCATGTGATGTTTCTATAGATGAAACATCGGAGCTATTGATATCTAGGTTAGTAAAATTAGAGATAAGATAATCAATAATTGTACCGGGGTTATTACTTAGCGAACTATTAACTGTAGCAAAGACTTGATCTTTCCATCCTTGATCTTTAAGGGATGACAAAGGTTCAATCATTGTAATTGTTGTTACATTCGATGGTCCATCAGTAATATTTACACTATTAGATAAGTTAATAGTATAATAGCTTTTTGGGATAGGAACAAAATGTTCCTTGCCTTCAAAAGTCCTAATACCATATACAGATGTTACACTATCGGACGGGACATCATTAACAACAAAAATGTCCTTGCTACTACTATAAAGTCTGACCTCAGTATTAGCTGATGCAGACCAGAATGCAGATCGTTGAAACTTGATTCTTTCAAGAATCTTGGTTAGTTGCCCCCAAGGATTATCTACTTGTTTGTTGAACTCTTTAACAGCACGACCAAACTCAGTAACATTATTCATGAACTGTTCAAGGTCGCTGTTTTGACCGTAGGGTCCAAGAGAAGATGCTTGATTAATAACATTTGAGCCAGTTAATTGATGGGGAGTACCATCGGATTGTAGAATCTTTTTATCAATCCAAATCTTCTTACCTTCTTGTCTGGTAACTCGACGATAAACGTGCTCACCTTCTTCGATAAAACCAATGCCAGCATTAGGTTTTTTAAACCTAACGACATAATTTACAAGGTTGATGTTACCTACAGCTAACCAAGCAACAAAAGGATTAGCTTGATCCTCATCATTAGCTCTACTTGCCAGAGAGATATTGAAGTGTTTAGGATAGTTAGCTTGTTGGACATTAAAAATATTATTGCTGAATGATCCTCGGAAAACCACATCATTGATAATAATATCTATTGTTCCAGAAGGAAAGTTACTAGCATTTTCAACATAGATTCTACTTTTAACAAAGGTATCATTTGTTTGGTAACTCCCACACTCAACATTATCTTGTAATCGGATATGACTATACTTATCACCGTCAATATATGCAGTAGTTAATTCATAAAGATTAGAAGATGCTAAATCTATGCCAAAACCAATATCATATTTTAGGCTAGTACGACTGGATTGTTGCGTCCATAATCCGGGAACATGAGCCACCTTACCAAAGACTTTAGGCCAAACTTTATTAACGACAACGTCGTTGCTTGGGTTAAAATCACCAGCTTGGGCAGCGTAACTAACATCTTCTGCTTTGATGTCAGCAATAGTTGTTATTCCAAGTGTACGCTTACCTTCATTATAATTAATAGGGCCAGCTATGATACCATTAAAAAGCTCAAGAGCTTGTAAGCCCGAGCTAGATGGAAAGTATTGGTAGACGACACATCTATTGGATTCAATGCTGTAACCATTTAAAAGATTTAAAAGACTATCATCAGGATCGACAAGAGTAAAAGAGACACTGGTTGCACTTGCAGTATTTGCTGATTTTTGATCCGATCTAAGACCACCAAAAGACATGAGTTTGCCGGAATAGAAGATACCATTGACGGTAACATCTCTACTAGCAAAACGGTAAAAACTATTTCCAAATTGTATAGCAACAAGTATGCTGGTTTCAACAGCATACCTCTCCGTTCGGGCGGCATTGGAATTTGTTGTATGGGTTTTAGACACTCTGTACCTCTAGGTTAGTTGAGTATTCACCTTCTCGACGAAGTGTAAAGTTAGGTTGATTCAGGATGACAACCTCTAATGCTACTGCTTGTGGGTTAATGTATGTTATTACTTTACCTTTAGTATCTTCAAAAAATGTTTCGAGATCATCTTTTGTAGATAAACCTGTTTGACATCCTCTAACAATTAAATCTAAATTATAAGTATACTTAACATTACCAGAAACATAAGAACGTAAGTAGGTATCATTATATGTAAACAAAATCTCTACACCCAAATCAATAGTCTCCTCTAAAGGAGCATTGATTGGAGTTTTGAGAATAACGATGTCACTATCTTTTAATAATACAATCATTCTTTTCCCACAAAAATAAAGATTACTTCATATAAAGCACAATCAGGATCACGGGTTCTACTACTTCTAACTGTTACTTGGTTGCGAATGATACCTGAGTATGTAACACTTTCACCAAGTTCTTCTATTTGAATTAGCTTACCCCTGTCAGTGATGATACTACTGATTAAGTTGTCCTTATCAGTCTTGGATAAATTGATTACTCTGAAATTTATTTCAAAGTAATCAGGCCACTTAGCATCTTTAAAGACATGGGTTTGCTTGCCTAGAGTTCTTGCGACCTCTGTGCTGCTAATATATCTTTTAGAAGATGTGCTGCTATTTGTGACACTAAGCAATTAATACTACTCCTTTTAATTCATTATCCGTTTTATGGATAGCATACCCTGATTGAGATAGAGATAGTGATGTTTCATCTGAGCGTCCGAAAGACTTTAATGCTGAGAAAGTCACCTGTAGACCTAAAGATACATTTTGACTATTAACACCTTCTGACGGGTCAGTAGGGGTAGGATCAATCTGTAAGTTATTAAGAGCAACAACAATACTTTGGCTTAAAGCTATTGATGTTAGTAATGTTATTGTCGGTTTAGATAGTTCAGATAACTCAACATTTGTACCTAAAGATATTGCATATACTCTATTAGCATGTACGAGAATATCTAAAGTGGTAGAGATAGACAAGAGATAATCTACCTGTCTAAAGGGCGAGGAGGTTAGTCTTATCTCGTCTAAGACTTCTCTAGCTGAATCAGTTTGTCTCTCAAAAGATGATGTGACATCTATATTTGTCGAAACTGATTCATTAGGCATCGGCGGCACTCACAGTATAGGTGATAGCAAGAACGTCATCGTCTTCGGCATTAACAACAGCACCAAACAAGCCTGTTGCCCACAAGGTAGCACTACCGGATGTTGAACTCTTTGTACTCAGACTTGCAAGAAAGATTCCTCTTACGGCAGTCGTTGCGTCAATAGTAAAATCAACACCTACTGCATTCGTCTTACTCTTAGAAGCAGATGCACCATCCGTCCACTCTGGCCTAGTGGCCTCGTCATAGGCTGCTGATTCTGTCCAACCAGCATGTGTAGCATGGGTGTCGGTAGCTGCAATGGCTGTATAGCCAGAGTTGTCAATAAGACCCAAGTACCATGCTGCTGTTTGTGTGGCATTGCCAAACATAACATCAAGCATATTATTTAGACCTTCATCCGTTGCTCCATTAGGGAAGTCATACTCATTGATGACCTTACCCTGTCTCTTATGCTTTACACTAAAATGGCCCGTTACGTTAAGATTGTTTTTCATACTGCAATTCCTTGTAATCCACGACGTTGTATTTCAGCTGAGATACCGTCTACGTCAGCTTGAATATCGCCTGTTGAGTTGAGACTGAGGTTAAATGTGTTGCCTCCGGCGGAAGCAAACTCTTGATTGTTGAATCCTGTTGAACTGAGGGGTGTTGGTGCGGGACCAGAAAGAAATTCTAGTAGTCGATCTACTGTTTGGTCAAACTTGTTTGTTGCTTCTAAGAATCTCTCAGCGGGTGTTGCAAGATTTGCATCATTAGCATTACCTGTTTCTAGTAACCTTTGATTAATTTCTTCAATACGTTTTTCAGCTTCAGCTATTAAGTTTTGATTTTCTTCAAATCTTTTGTTAATTATTCCTGCTTGTTCTTGTCCTTCTTCAACGATGCGAATTAAATCATCAAGAGAATTTGCTGAAACTGTATTTGTAATTCCTTGTGGAGATTCGTCACTTCTGTCTATATTAATTTGGGATTGAAGTTCTTTAAGAGTTTGAAGGAATAAAGGATCAGAAAAATCGTTAATGAGTGTTCCATCATTATTTAATCTACCAAGTAAATCTATAACATTCCCAAAAATAGGTCTTAAATTATCAAGTTGTTCTCTGTTAACCCTAGAACGCTCCCCCTCTCCAAATTGTTCTCTTGAAGGGTCTGTTTGGAGAAATAGTCTACCTAAAGCACCTAGCTCATCTCTCCTAATAACTTCTTCATCATCTACAATTGCATTATTAATTCGTCTGAAAGATACACCTTCGAAAAGTTTAATAAATCTTTTCCCAGCAAAGTCAACATCCTCTTGAAAATCTAGAATAATTTTATTATCATTAGACAGAATTTGGGCAGAGTTTGCTGCTTCTTGCCTTTCTTTTGTTGCGGTGGCAAGCTCAGATGTTAAGTCTGTTCTTAAAATAGTATTGTCTGCAAGTTGTTGTAACTGTTCGATTTGAGAAAGAATCTTTTCTTGATCTACAGAAGTATTTGTTGCAGCAAAACTAGAAAGCTCTTGTAAAGCGTCTAACTGTTTATCAAAAGCCTCAGCCTGTTTTACGGGGTCTTCAATAGCTGTAACGCCAGTTAGATCAAAAGAATCAGTAATCTTTAGTAGTTGTTTTATGCTGTCTAGTTCTTCTTTAGCTTTAGCTTCTTTCTGTTCTGCAATACTTAGACGTTCTAATTCTTTCTCAGTTAATCTGTTTAATGCTTCTAGTTGAGCATTTTCAATATTTAAAAGTTCTTGGTTTAAATTAACGGTATCAGCAATAAAGGGATCATTGAGAACAAGACCTTGACGTTGTTGAACAAGTTGATTAATTTGTTGATTGAGATTATTAAAAGATTGTTCATCATCAACCTCAGAAAGTTGTGATACTAAATCTTCAATCCTACTACCAATTGCATTAATCTTTTCCGGATCATCCAAACCCTCTAAGGAGAGATTGAATCTTAGCTGGTCAAAAGTATCTTTAATACTAATGAACTTATTTCTATAAGACTCTAGCTGATTTGTTGATTCAGTTATAGACGCAGTAACATCTTTAAGATTATTCTCAACTGATTGACTGAGAGACTTGATGGATTCATCAACGGATTCTGATGCTTGTTCAAAATTGTTTGTTAGTATATCAATATTACTATTAAGTTGTTTGAATATTTCCGAAGCAAGTAGTCTAACGGAAACTAATTGATCATCAAGGGATTTTCCAAATGCTCTAACAAAATCAGTTAAATCATCTTTAGCTGCTTGAGTTGTTTTTGCAGTTTCTTGACGTATAACAGTTAAGAAATCTTGATATTGTTCAAAGGCTTTTCTTTCCTCAATAGCTAACTTTGCAAAAACTGTAACTAATAATCCCAACGCAGCAGCAGCTAATCCGTAAGGGTTAGTAGCAAGAAGAAAATTAAATACTCTTGTTACCGAACTTAACTTTACTATTGCACCAATAGCAAGACCTATAACGGGTAACAAACTGAATTGAAAAATAACACCTAGACTTTTAACCGCAGCTAATAATAGCTTAAAGTCAAGAGTAATTAATCTTAGACCCTCTAAAATAGGGGTTTGAATATCAACAATAAAGAAGTTTTTAATCTGTTGAGTTGTTCTCTCAAACAATGGACCCGTTTGACTAAGGACCAATTGAACCTTATCCCTAAATGTAGAGATATCAATATCTCTAATTTGTTCTAAGTTTCTTAGGAATAATTCACTTGCATCACCAGTAATACCAATGATACCAGAGATACCTCTGATATTATTAACAAGACCAGCTAGGGCTTCTGCACTACCCTCAGAAAATTCTTCCATCCTACGGACAACTTCAACAAAACCTAAAGTTTTGATTGCAGCTTCACCAGACTCGAAACCTATCTCCCGAAGAAAATCTTTCATCCGTTCAGTAGGTTTAAGCAACTTAACAAAGATACCACGAATCTGTGTGAATGCTTCGGAAGCTCTAAAACCTTGAATAGTTAATGTCGAGATAATTGCGCTAAGTTCATCAAAATCTACACCTACTTGATTACCTAGAACGGCGATATTACCAATGCCACCAAAGTCTTCAAGCTCGACTCTACCGATATCAATCGTTCTAAAGAACTGAGCAGCTATCTGCTCTGCATCTCTAACTGCAAAACCATAAGCATTGATAGCACCTGTTAAAGCATCAACACCTTGTTTAGCTGAACTATTAGTTACCGCAGCAAGTTGATTGACCACTGTTAAGAATTGTTCAGCATCATCCGCACCCCGAATAACTTGGTTAGAGACAGCTTCATAGGCTGCTCTGGCTTGGTCAATGATGTCAATATTAAAGCTATCGGCCAATTTACGGAGAACAACACTAAATTGTTCAAACGTATCCGTTGGAGCCGAGATAGTTAGAATCTCTGCTAAGTTCTTTTGTAACTCAACAGCTTGTCTGAATGCATCACCTAAAGCAGCCGTAAGTCTAAAGACAGCAGTATAAGCAACCGAAATAGTTGTGATTCTTAGAATTTCTTTCCAAGAAAGTCTCAAACTACTAGCGGCTTGGTCCGCACCCTTTAGTTGACCTCTGAGATTTTTTAGATTATTCCCTCTGCCTGTCTGTTTAACTTGAGCATCTAAAGATGTGAAAGCAGATCGTAACCTTACGACAGCAGCCTGAGCACTTGTAAGTGGCCCATCATAATTACGAAAGATACCAAGTGCTACTTGTTCATGGATACGTTGTATCTGTTGACCACTGATATTATGTTGTCTAACAACTTTTTGTAACTGTACTTGAGCATCTATAACACCACTAGCATTAGTAAAGGAAGCACCCCTAAGATTAGGGCCACCTTCACCAAAGTATTGTTTATTAATATTATTTAGTGCAGAGTCTTGATTATTCGAGAATGCTCTACGTCTAGCTTCTCTAGCAGTTTGAGCAGCTTGTACTCTTTGTTGAGAAGCAAGATTCTTTTGTATCTGGATGAGTGCAGTAGCGGCAGCAGTTTCTCTAGTAATTCTTTGTCTTGTTGCTGCTCGTTCTGCTCGTTGAGTCTTACCTAGTTCGACACGTTTTTGAGACTCAATATCTTTGTTGATCTTGATGAGTGACTGAGCAGCAGTAAGCTGTTGGGTAGCACTTGATCTTGCAGCAGCCGCAGCAAGATCAAAAGCCTTATCAGCACCTACACCCATGCGAACATACGCTGCTCGAACTTTATCTAAAGCATCTTTATATGCGGCTAGTGATCCGCTGTAACCTTTAATAATACCACGATTAACTTCATTGTTAATCCTAATAATATCCCGACCGGCAACTCTGTTTGCGGCTACAATCTTATTTAGATTATTGAGTGCTTCTTTTACTGCTACAGCATTAGTTGGTGACGCCCCAGCATTAATAGCCTGTTGAGGAACAAACTTTTTACCAAAAATGTCTTTTTCTACTACATCAAGATTCTTACGTTGAGAAACCTCAAGACGATCGGATGCTACGGTAGAATCTTTTATAGATTTTTCTTTGCGTTTAGATTTCGCAAGACGATCTGTGGCAATAGCAGCCTTGAGTAATGCTTTTGCATTCCGTTCTGCATTTTGTGTATTTTGAATAAGAGCAACAGAGGCTAATTTTATTTCATCTCCAACTTCTTTAAAAGTTAAAGTAACCCTATTTCCCGCTGCATCTAAACCTGTAAGACCCTTAATGAATTGATTGTTACTACTATCAAAACCTGTAACTGTCCTAGTCACTTTTTCTATAGCGGCATCAAAGGCAAGCATAGATTTTGCTGCTTCTCTAGCACCAGATAATACTTTATCTACATCAAGATTTACATCTATACGGTCACTCATTTGAAAAAGACCTCTCTAATATTTCTTCCTACATCCGCCTCAAAATTACTCTCTATATACTGTATAAAAGCTGCTCGCCCATTTGCCATTGGAGCAGTACCCCATGAACCTGTTGCTATGCCAGCTTCATTTAATGCCCACTGTAGAACAGGAACAGTAAAAGAGAATCTCATATTTCTACCAAACGAAAGGGTGTAAGCGTCCCTTCCGAGACGCTCACCCAAGGATCGAGATTTAATATCTCCTGCTTTTTGACCCGTAGCATTAAAACCGGGTACACGCTTAGCTTTGCCTTTTCCTGAACTAGCGATAGCTTTAAATAAAGCCTTTTTCTGTCTAACATTTGCAGCTAATGGAGCTAAAGATGCTCTACTCATACCAGTATCAACAGGTATTTCTTTTGATGCTGCATCAATAAAAGCCACAACAGCCTGACGCCAAAGTCTATCCAAACGTATTTGCATACGCTTAGAAACTTCCTCTGGTGTACGAGGTCGTAATGTTCTTTTAAAAGTGCTAGCCATGATAATTAAAAAAGAGGTAAGACAAAGATTACGGAGCAAATAATCTTACCTTGTCTTACCCCTGTGTGAAGCTCCTATTAATGCTGACGTTTCTTCATGATCCTCAAAGTTTCGGATACTTGCATAAGCTATCAATTCAGCTTGTTGCAATAATCCATTATCTTCAAAGGAGTCTTTGATACCGGGTGGACGGATATTCAACCGTTCGCAAACTTTCCAGATCGAGTATTTTATCGTCCTGTATTTTTTGCGGATTCGGAAGCCTTCGCCACCTGTCGCGCTAAAAAAGATTCAGTCGCATCATTAATTTTCTTCTGATTAAGACCACATGCATCCGTAACGATGTTAATCAAGTTGGATACTTCCAGTTGACTAAAACCAAACGCTTGCAATTCGTCACCGTAGTTTTTCCAAGACTCAGGTTCATTTTCTTTTACTGTTGACCATTCAAGATCATCAGTAGCTTTCAATGATTCTAATACCATCCAGTGAGTACGATATGATGCATAATCATCAATCTTTTTAATGTAGCCTTCATCAGAAACGTCCTGACCTTTCTCTCCATTAGGGTAAGTAATACTCGGAGGTTCCGGGGTAGGACAGAGCAGGTGAAATGCATCATAATCATTCACCGGCTGAGCTTTGAAGATAAATTCTTCTCCGCCTTTCTTCAACACAACAGTTTCCACTAAGTTAGAAACCTTATCTTTACCTTGAATCTTCATCAAAATGCTCCTTTAAAATTTACTGTGCTGCACGAACAACAGTAGCTTGGGTGATGTTACATTGGCCGCTAATATTGAATTGACCACTACGCAGGCCATGACCAATTTCTTCGTACCTAAAGTCTGAGAGAGTAATCGTTTCCATGTCACCACAGGTAGATGGGACAGGCTTGTAAGTAATTTCGATGTCTACCGCGTATGGGCGGCAAGCATCCGCATCCGAACTGACCCAACCTGCGGCTGCACCAGTATTCTTGAGGGCGTCCTCGATAGTAGGGGCACCAAGTGTACTGGTAGAAGCAGACGATGGGCCTTTGATGTATTCCCAAGTTGCGTCGAAACGAACTTCAACGGGAACTTCATCACCTTCACGAACTTCGTCTAACGAACCCCGGTCTAGGGTGTACTCGATGTTTCGTCTTTCGGTGTAGGTTACGTCACCTTCACCAATTCCGATGATCATCTCTTTTGTGCCGCCGTCTTTGAGTTTGATGGTTGCTCTCTTGAGGTCAATTTGAGCACCCAACTTCTTGTGAACAGTGTATAACATTTTGTTATCCTTTTAAAATGGTTTCTAAGTGGTATTCCACACTTGCCTGACGAACCTTGGTTTGAGATTCAATTTGTTCAAATCTATGAATACGAATCAGGTTGTCCAGTCGCCCACCGGCTCCTGACGTAATATCCATACATCCAAACGCACCATTATCATCTCCATAACGATACAATGTTATTGGAGTAAACGCTTCAAGTACCTTACCAATGGTTTCATTGATATTGTATACATTATCATCATTCATTATCGACGTTACTAAGCAGTTAATTTCTATTGTTACATTGTATTGATCCTTTGCTATTGGGTCAAAAGATGGCCCATCTATTCTTAATTCAAAATAATCATCTATATTAGTGTCATCATGTTTCTTAGAATGACCTTCAATAAACATTGGAATGTCAGTAGACGATTGTGTCCAATCTTGTTCAGTAATAATACCTGATGTATTATTAAAGTGTAGTTTTATTGATCTATCAATCCAATCAAACCATTGTGTGTTCATCAGATACTCCTACGCAGGTATGAACCTTTTGGTTGATGATTGAGATTAAGTCTTGGTTAGTTACACCAGATAAACTTAAGACATACCCTCTGTTATTTATCAGTTTACTTGTGTCTTTAATCTCATACCTATCCCCATTAAATTGTACTGAGAGATTTTGATTAATATCAAATCTCACGTCTGTTGCTTCTAAGATAAGAGTCACTTGATTCTTATCAAAGAAACCACCTTCGGTAAAGTTACGGTTAGCTGCAATAAACGATAAGTCATATATAAAGTTTCTTGACGAATCTACAGGCATCAAGATAGCACGTTTGATAGTATATTTTGTGTAAGATCGAGAAATTTTACCCGTTTGTAAATTAACGTCTCTTTCTTTTGGCACAAAAATATCTACCTCTTGAGCGTAAAGACGCTTGAGTTTATACAAAACTATTTTTACTTGTCTTGAGATATTCATAATGGGATGACCATCCCGTTAAGGATGGTCGCCCGTTTAGATTTCGGTAGTCTTACCGGCGACGATGATACCGAGGTTGGTATCGAGAGTCTTGACGCCCCAAAGGACATCGACAGTCACGCGGTGGCCTTGTGCCTTGCCATCGTAAGTGATGACAACACGCAGACCGATACCGTTCATGTCCATAACAGCAGAGCGAGCACCCGTACCTTCCATTGGCTGAGCCAACGGACGAGTAACAAGGGCGATCGCATTACGATGGAAACCAAAACCGTATTCACCGGCAGGGCCGAGGCCAATCACTTCGTTATCAACAACAGCGGCGTCCAGAGGACGGTTGAGGGTGAGCGAAGTGGTGGTCGAACCAGTCAGTGCCGAGTAGATTTCACCGTTGCCAGTGTTAGGGAAGCTGACCAGTTGGCCGAGTTGAGGAGCAATAGCGGCTCCATCAATGACGAGATCAGAACTGATACCACTATCATAGCCAGCACCAGCGTTAATCGCACCACCGGTGTAAGCGGTGATGACAGCGTTGTCAGCAACAGCTTGCTTGAGGCCGGGCCAGATGGTGAGAGTACCCGAGACAGTACCCGAGTTAGTCAGGATACGTTGTGGCGTGTAATCACCAGCGATGGTAATCCATTCACCGGGGAAGAACGTACCCGAACCACCGTCAAAGACGATGGAGGTATCACCAGCAGCTTCACCACCAGTGGCATTGATAGCACCAACCTTAGTGGTGGTAGCACCAATGGTCATGCTTGACTGAGACATATGGGTTTGGAAGCTAAACTTCTTACCCAACGAGCCTTCACGCATGGCCGAGCCATCATCGCCAACCTTGTCAGCTTCGTGGAAAGCGTCGATGTTGAGGAAGTCACCTTGCAGAGCAGGCGAGATCAACATGTTACGACCCACTTGAGGAGCGAGGTTTTCGGTGAGCTTGACACCGGCACGGATGAGAGTACCTTGTGAGACAGTGGTGTTCAAGTTACCAACAATGTTGCCAAGGAACTCGTACTTCTGACCGATAACGGTTTCATCAATACCTTGTGCAATGGCTTGCAGAGCAGGTTCAAGGTAGGTAGCAACCAAGTTGCCCATACCTTTAGATTCTTCACCATCTTTGATGATGAACGAAACGTGACCGTGTTGGTCAAGAGGCACAGCAACGTTAGTTGCAACAGCGTCTTGATCCGTGACGTTCTCGTCATTGGTTTTACGCTTCATGGTGAACTTGCCGGGGCGACGAGTATTAACAACGTCGCCTTCTTGGGCAATTTCATCACTAAAGTCAGTATGGACAAGCTGAGCCGCAACGAGGTTCCGATAGAGAACCATGAGCGATTCTTGTGCCCAAACTTCGGGAACAAAAGCATCTAGGCTGTTGGCAAAGAGAGGCTGTTGAATGGTGTAGAGAGTGTTTTTCATAATGTGATCTTTCCTTCTTGACGAAGTCTTCTGTATTCCTCTGGATTGTCCTTGGCTAACTGAGCCGAGTCAATTGTTCCATCAGGATTGTTTACGTTACTTTTACCACGGCCCGGAGTCATTTTACCTTTGAACAAGTTTTGATATTCATCAATCTCTGTCATTTGTTTAACGGCTTCTTTGGGCGTAAGCTCTAACGTGACTAGCTTACCTTCTTCATTATTAACCTCCAGAGTTGTTTTCGTCTGGAATTTATCAGTCAATGTACCATCATCGTTTGTAATACGTTCAAGTTTGGATTGTGGACGCAAGATTGAGACAATTTGCTTAGGCGAAAAAGCATCATGTTCGGCGGCTGCGTCAGTAAGTTCCCTCATCATTGTTGATTCGGTAAATCGTTTGTTCCAGAAATCTTTTTCATCAGTCAAAGACTTAACTTCGTCTGTATGTTTGGTCTGGAGTTTCTTTTGTTCTTTCTTAGCAAGTTCTTCTTTTGTCAAGGTTTGATTCTGGAGTTTATTAAATTTATCTTCAAACTCCTCTTTTTCTTCCCTTGTCATATTGAATTTCTTACCAAGCGAACTAAGTTCGTCAAGAGCTTTTTGTTGCTCTCTGCGAAATTTAGCTTGCATCTTATCTAGTTCCGTTTTAGGAACCATACTCTTATCCGAAGGTGTTTCTTCTACAACTACTTCTTCATCAATAATAGTAGTAGTTTCATCTGGAGGAGTTTCTTCTCCTTCAAAGAGTGGTCGTTGCAAGGTATATAGGGTTTTTTCTAACATTCGAGGCTCCATAAATTAAGATATTCTACTCATACGGAGTGTCTGAGAATTACGAATATAGGGTTTCAAATACTTCCACGCATTTAGGCTAGGGATTCCAGCCACGAGATAAGATGCGGGATTATCCGTGTCCTGCTTATTATTAATCTTGCCGTAGGTTATCGACGACATATTTACCGTTAAATATTCCATTTCCATATCAATACCGTCAAGTAAAGCATAAGCGATTTCGTACTGTGCGTATTTTATATCATTAGGAGTAACAGTATCAACACCTCTTGGGAATTGTAATGTTTGGGAATCAACAGACTTCCTATTAATATAGTTCAGACAGTCAATCATCCGTGTCGCTTGGATAAGTGATTTGATTTTGTCTTCTCTAAGAGCTTCTTCCCAAGCATATGGTCTTAACTTTTCTTCAAAGTAAGATTCTGCTTCGGCTAAAGAACTATAACTATTTGTTCCGACTGTTAAATCTAACATTATTTACCCTTTCCTCTTGTTTTATCTTCATCGTTAATGTCTTTATTTTGTTCTTGTTCACGTTCATCTTCGGCGTTACGATCTTCATCCTTATCAACACCCGTTGCTGTTTTTTCCCCACCTTGAGCAATAGCTATTCGAGCTAATCTTTCAGCATGGTCAATCTTTGCTTGTTCAACACTTTCTTCGGGGTATCCTCTTGCAACGCTGGCAGTCTTTGTGTCAACAAATCCAGATTCATGATCCAGTCTAAGTGTTTCAGGGTCTACAAAAGGAATGTTGTTAGTGTCAATCTCTCTAATCATCTTATTAAGACTTACAGTGCTGACCTTCTGACCCATTGTTAATTCTACAACCTGTTTAGCCATCTCTTTTTGGTAGGTAGATGAATTAATCTTTGTTGCTTGTTGGCTTAGTCTTTCAGCTTCTTCTTGACGATCAAAGTCGGATCGTAAAGAGTAATTAGTTGGGTAAGAGATAGATGTATTAGATTTATCACCTGTGTATTGTTGCCATATGTCAAGAATTTGTCTTTCAGCAGACTCTAACTCTAAACCAATACGACTTAAACCTTCTTCTTTTGATCTTGAATCTTCTTGCTTACTTTCAGCAGATGCTCTACGTGATTGTAATGAGGCAAGATTAAGATTGATGATTTCTCTAATCTCTTTCTTAATCACATCCTGTTTCTCCATAGAAACCTTTAATGGTTCAGCAGATGGATTAATAAAAGCAGGAGCGTTTAAACCTTTTAAGTATCTACGACCATGTAATGATCCAGTGTCAACAATATTAGCTTTAGATTTGTTGGCTTGATTTGATGTACCCTCACCTTGAACCAATCTTCCTTCTTCATCATAAGATGAATCAATAAGACTTTCTTCACCGTCAATAGCTTCTCTTAAATAATTGTCAATACTAGGAGCATACTGTTCAACATAGAAAGGGTAGTTAGCTTTGAGGCTGTAGTTCATATCTGACGAAGCTAAGTTCATTAAAGCAATTTGATGATCTGCTGCATCTACTAAGAGAGATTCTTCTAGTTCAAGGATAACAAAAGGTATTCTATCTAACATTAAGATGGATTCAGTAGTTAAGTCACCTTTGGCATTATAGGTTTTAATAGATACTTCACTATCACTTACTTTTTGGTAGAGTTCATATACATATGACATGCCGTTTGGCAGTTTGTATTCTTTATCATAAGACATTTGGTGTGTTCGTAACAATAAAGATGTTGGTTCATTGTTAGAATCATAATCCCATGTTAAGATATCCTCAGCCTTAAAAGTGTAAAGGTATGGACGATATATCTTTTCATCTTTTAGCGAGATACCTTCGGGGATAGTTTGGTTATCAACATAAATACCTACTTTCTTCATTGTCAGTAGTTCAGGTAGAACAATACGTCCAAGAAAAGCATTTAGTGAGTTTGATTTAAGATCAACACCCTTCCAATTACCTTGGATACATTCTTTCCAAGATTTTGGTCCGCCTGATCTCTTAATATCAATCATACGCTGATAGATAGAGTTCTGCACATCTTTAATAGCTGCCTTTGCATGGGCAGGAACATATGTGATGGCTTTACGGTTTTCAAAATCTACATAAGATTCTCTTTCGGAGAACTTACGAAGATACTGCTCAATGAATTTAGTTCCACTCTCAAATGTGAGGCGGTACTTCTTCCAGTTAGTAATCTGGTTAATGTAATCTGGATGGGAAATACTTGTAATATTTTTCTTCACAATACGCCTCTTATATCTTGGTTGCCACCGTGCATCTTAACGTAACTAAAAGCTATTTCTGAGTAATTTCTAGCATGAGAATAGTGGTCTTCTGCATTCTCATCTTTATCATACCTAGCTATAGGATTTCCTTCGGGGTCTTTTTTAGTTATACGAACCAGCGTCTTAAGATGTTCTTTGGCTTCATTAGGTAAGTCTTTAGGGAGTTTTACACGTTTGTTTTTAACTCTACCCATTGACTTGTCAAGGGTTGCTGTTCTATCTACACTAATTAAGTATTCTGTATCTTCATCTTCTCCGTCACCAACGATAATCTTTCCACTATGTCCTCGTTTATACATACATCTTTTAACGTGACCGTGATTAGATTTGGCAAATTCAAGAGAGAGTCTTTTCTCAGGATGAATATCCATGACACACATATTAACTTGAAATTTTCTCAAGATGTCTGTCACTGATTTAATGTCTCTTGTCTTTGTGACAAACAGTGTTCTGCAACCATGTCTATCCCAAGCGTCTACCCAAACATGGAAGTATTTACCAACGTCAACACCCATTGTGATGATTTGATTATTGTTAGTTCTTGAAGTTTGCATGATGTGTCCACCTACACTATCAGCTAAGATGGAATCCGTTATTCTTGCACCTTCTACTTCATGGGGTAATCCCAATTTACTGTTATAAAATTCTTGTTCATCATCTGAGTTAATCTGACCTTGTAGATAGCCTAGTGCAATCTGGTAGGGTTTCATTGTTGGGCTGTAAAGCTGACTAACATGATAACCTGTTGACATTCTATCTGTATAAGTTTCAACCCACTTGGCTGATTTAAGCCATTCGTTTTTCTTCTCATGGGGTAAGATATTCTTACATTCTTTACAAATTAGATGAGAGTTTTTAATTTTTGCATCTGTTACACTGTCGGCTGTAATAACTAAACACTCAGGAAAAATTAGTTCTGTCCACTTTGAACAAGATGGACAAGTAAACATATAATGATTTTGTGATGAATTAAGGAAATATTTATGGATACCCATACGTGGTAAAGATGGGGTTGAGAGCATAAACATCTGTGGGTCAATCTGACCAGCCATCCGTTCAGGGATCAAAGCAATATTAGATTGATCCATCTCCTCAACTTCGTCTGCAATTGTCTTAGCACATGGGTTTGACTTTAGTTGTGATCTTGAACGCGAGCCAACGATGAATAAGTTTGCTGAACCCGCACGTTTGTGGACAACATTTTTAACGTCACTAAATAGTTCGCTAAGGTGGGGCGACATTTCTAGTGCTGGGTCAAAACGTGATCGTGAAAAGTTACCTGCATCTGGTGTTTGAGCAGGGAGAACGTACAAGACGCTTTCCCTTAGAATGTCAATTGCATAAAAGGCTTTATTAAGTGCGACCTCAGTAAAGCCCATCTGAGCAGCTTTCATCCCCACCATAAGTTCTGCATTGTCATCGTGCATCTGTTTGCACCAAGGGTGACGTTCAAAACTATATTTGCCGGGATAGGGTGTACCCATCACACGATAATTCTCTGCCCATTTTGAACAGGAAGTGATGGACATCCGATTTAGCCCGTGGGCTATTCTCTCAGCTAGTAGGTCTGACATTACGGTCATTAGAATCCTTGGGCAATGATGAAACAATCTAGTACGGGTGTGCCACTTACGGATTTAGCGTAAATATCACCTAAGTCTCCGCCACCATCTTTTCCGCCACCTCTAATGGGAACCTGATCACCGGGACGTAAGATACCACCTGTATTATACTCTACAGTATTATCATTTGGATACCCTGTGTGCATTTCGTCTACATAAAAGATGATGTTATCAGTATTATCGGCTGGGCTGACTAGAAGCACAGTACATGCTTTAGAGTTTCCACTATCAAATACTTTCAAATCACTTGTTGTTAGAGCTGTATTAATCATTTCATTCGTATCCTATTGCTATACCGGAGCATTTAGTTAGTTTTAATACCCCGCCTGTATCCTCAGGCGTTGAGTTCGCTTCGTCAACGACTAGAACGTCTAGTTCGTCAATGGTCAATTCGTCGAGTTCGTCGATGGTCA